CAAGCCAACAAACGTTGCAACATTTGCAAAAAGAAAAAAAGCTGCAGATGGTGGATCAATGAATTCAATGATGAGACAAGCTCAAAAAAATTATACAGGAAGCTATGTTTCAGGTGATCTAGGCGGTGTAAAAGTTGGAAACAAATCATATAAAAAATATTATTCAAACCCTGGCTTTAGGATGCCAAAAATATAATGAGAAGAGAGAATCCAATAGCTAGAAGTAAAAAGAACTACAGATCTACAAAGTCTGGAGCAGGCATGACTAAAGCCGGTGTCAAAGCCTATAGAAGAGCAAATCCCGGTTCTAAACTAAAAACAGCCGTGACTGGTAAAGTGAAGCCAGGATCAAAAGCTGCTAATCGCAGAAAATCTTACTGCGCAAGATCACTTGGACAATTAAAAAGGTCATCAGCAAAAACACGTAACGATCCTAATTCTCGAATCAGACAAGCACGGAGAAGATGGAAGTGTTAAATGCAATTAGAAACAGTACTAAATAAATTAATTAGATTTATTAGAGAAAGAACTGAAGCATTATCTATTAATGTAACATCAGGTGGTGTTGACAGTATGGAAAAATATCAGTATATTATAGGACAAATAAACGCCCTAGAGGCAACCAGACAGGAACTCTCTAACCTGCTAAACGATAAGGAGCAAAGTGAAAAAGGAACAGTCATCGATATTAACACCAAACAATGATTTAGTTGGTGTAAAAAAATCAAAATCAGAACCAAAATTACCAAAGCCAACTGGATGGAGAATGTTAGTTCTACCATTTAAGATGAAAGAAAAAACTAAAGGTGGTTTGCATTTAGCAGAAGCAACTTTAGAAAAACAACAAGTAGCATCACAAGTTGGATTAGTTATGGCTATGGGTCCACAGTGTTATAAAGATAAAGAAAGATATCCAGAGGGTCCGTGGTGTAAGACACAAGATTGGGTTATGTTTGCAAGATATGCAGGTAGCCGAATAAAGATTGAGGGTGGGGAGATGCGTCTGCTAAATGACGATGAAATTTTAGCAACAATTGAAAGTCCAGAGGACATATTGCATGAGTTTTAACAACATAGGAGGAAACTATGCCGGAAAATAATCCGATAAAAAAAGGAGATCCGAATGTGGAAATCGATACTTCAGGACCTGAAGTCGATGTAGCATTACCGGAAGAAAAAGTCGAAGACGTTGCTGAACAAGCAACTGAAGCGCCGACACAAGAAACAGTAGAAACGAAACAAGAAGAAACAACAGAAGAACCAAAAAAATCGGACCAAGAATTAGAAGATTACAGTAAAGGTGTACAATCTCGTATTGCGAAATTAACTCGTAAGATGAGAGAAGCAGAAAGACGGGAACAAGCTGCTACTGAGTATGCAAAAGCTGTAGAAGAAAAAAGATTAGCATTAGAAAAACGTTTTGAAAAAACTGATGCTGATTACATGAAGAAATTTGAATCTAGTATATCTACAGGAATGGAAGCTGCACAAAAAGAACTTGCAGCAGCTATTGAAAGTGGAGATGCTCAGGCTCAAGTAGAAGCTAACAAAAGAATTGCAACGCTCGCTTTTGAGAATGCAAAACTCGCGACAGCTAAAGAAGGAAGAGAAGCTAAACTAACAACACAGGCCGAGAAACCTGTACAACTCTCCGATGGTCCAACCGAAATGCCATCAGAACCAGCACCAGATCCTAAAGCCGAAGATTGGGCTTCAAGGAATTCTTGGTTTGGACAAGACAGAGCTATGACTTACACAGCCTTTGAAATACACAAAGACTTAGTAAACGAAGGCTTTGATCCTAAATCTGATGACTACTACGCAGAGGTCGACAAAAGAATTAAAGTTGACTTTCCGCACAGGTTTGGTAATAATAGCGAAAAGCAATCGACCGCCCCTGTTCAGACAGTGGCTTCAGCTAATAGAAGCGTAAAGCCTGGTCGCAAAACTGTGAGACTCACATCATCACAGGTAGCAATAGCTAAAAAATTAGGTGTGCCACTCGAAGAATACGCAAAACAATTAAACACGAAGGAGGCGTAATGGAAACTAAAGACAATAAAACTTCTCGTGCGAACCAAACACGGTCAAAGTCTGAAAGACCAAAAGTGTGGGTTCCACCATCTTCTCTAGATGCACCCCCTGCACCTGATGGATTCAGGTATAGATGGATAAGAGCAGAAAGCGTCGGCTTTCAGGATACTAAAAACATAGCATCTCGTTTACGAGAAGGTTATGAACTAGTAAGAGCTGAAGAAGTCGAAAATGCATCTGACTATCCGGTCCTCGACGAGGGCAGATACAAGGGAGTGATTGGGGTCGGTGGCCTTTTGCTTGCAAAGGTACCTATCGAGATCGCGAAGCAACGTCAGGAATACATGACAAGACGTCATGCTGAACGAAGCGAAGCAGTAAACAACGATCTTATGCGGGAGCAGGATAAGAGGATGCCTATCGACGTTGATAGACAGACTCGTGTAACCTTCGGTGGTACGAAAAAGTAATTTTAAATATCACTGAATTTTTATCAACCGTACTGGAGGCCTTTTCGGAGGCAGGTACATTAAGGAGTAAACTATGGCAAATAGTAACACAAAAGGTTTTGGTTTAATTGCTGCGGGAACGTTAGGTGCAACACCTGCGACTGGCGGACAAAATAAATACAAAATCGATGCTGGCTATGCTCACTCAATATTCCAAGGTAACTATGTGCAGATTGATTCTGCAGGTGGTGCTAATACCAATGCTGGATATATTATCAGAGGGCA